AGTGGCTTGATTGCTTTGTGTAGATATGAAAGGACCATTGCTCTTTTAGCATCCATCAAGCCTGAGTTGACATTGACGATGGCATCTACAGCAATCTTGGCACCCATGTTAGAATGAGCACCAATTACACCTCTTTCGTTATAGAGGTAATATTCTTTTTGTGTTTTAATAATTTCCATACCAGTCTTGGGATCACGAGTCTTTTGAATCTCTCGGATTTTTCTGATACGTCTTGGATCAATGTATCGTAATTCTTGAATGCCTAGTGCAGGCGATGCTTCATCTACAACAAGGTGATAGAAAACTCTTCCGTCAATATACCATCTTCTAAAGATGTCGTGTCCCATATTACCAAAGTTCATGAGCTTGAGAATGCGATCAAACTCATCTCTGATTTTTGTCTTTACGCTTTCGGAAATTTTTACATCATCTAGATTGATACTAACAGATTTGCCTTTATCATCCATAACGATTGCTTCATTGACAATTTCGTCAATAGCCGTTTCAAGCTCGGGCTGCATAGACATTTCCCGATATCTTGTGATAAGCTCAATCTCGTTTCTAACAACACCGTCAAGATCAACATAAGTGCCATAATAAGCACCAGATTGAATCGTAACGGCACCGTCATCGTTTTGAGGAAGAGCAAACGTTTTTTGTGATGGCTCTTGCTGATTCTGTTGTTTGTCGTCTTTTTTACGACCAATTTCAAAGCCGAAAAGTGTTACTGCCACAGGCTATGTTCCTTTCAAAATGGGGTGAAGAATGAAATCCTCACCCCTTGAATTATATAGTTGTCTTATGGAACGCCAGGTAGTAGAGGACTGAATGGTACGTTAGCTGAAACAGCGTCAGTTGTAGGACCATTCTCACCAGCCGCCCATTCCCACCATTGATATGCAAATGTTACTGCATATTCTTCGATGGTATCGTTAGCACCCCAATCAAGTTCAATTGGTGAAATATCAATTGGGAATAGACCAACAAATTTATATCTTTTGATAACTTCACCGGTTTTGGCATATTGTGTGATGAAACCATCTTGCTGATAGCCACCATCACCCTTTTCGAATGCAGGATTACGAAGATTGCCAACGTGTGAGTTGAGTCCGCTCATCCATCTTTCGAAAGCATCACGAATCAAAAAGTCCTCGTCATTGATTACTGTAACAGTCCATTCTGGGAATGATCTGTTGCCAGCAAACTTTAGTTCACGACCAAAGTAGAACTGAGGAATTTGATTGACGGTTGACCCGGGCAGTTGTGCTGCCCGAGCCATGAATGAAAACTTTGATTGCGCACCATTTCCACCATTGATAATTGTTGGAAATGTTAGATCACACTTGAACAAATTAGGACGGGCGCCGTCATAATTCATCTGTGCTCTAAATTCTTGTACTCTAAACACCATCTCTTAATACTCCTTTATTTGTTATATTTATCATTCATTTATATAATTTTTAGAACTTGCCAACTACTTCTTCGAACGCTACGCCAGTACGAACGGCTACGAAGTTTAGCTGGATGAAGTTGATAGAACGTGCTGGCTTGATGTAAATGTCGCCAATAAACTCGTTTCTATCAATGACTTCTGGAGTATTATTTGTAGTATCGCAAACAACACGGAAGTCGTAAATACCACGACGACCTTGTACGTCACGAAGGAATGGCTCTACAAGTGCAACGAACTGGGCTCTTGTAAACTCATCGTTGAACTCGAATAGTGAGTAACGAGAGGCACGAGCAATTGCCTTTTCTAGTACGATGAATAGACGACGAACGTTGATGCGATCAAAAGCTGATGGCTTAGCGAGCATGGTCTTATCGCCGAATAGAACAACACCCTCACCAGGGAATGAAACAACTGGATTGATGCCATTCTTGTAGAGGTCGTCTCTTGCACCTTTTTGAGCATTCCAAGCAAGTTTGACAACATTCTTGATCTGACCACGATTGAAGCCAGCAGGTGAATACCAAGGATCACGCTCAAAGTCTGTGCGAACACATAGACCAGCAATGTCACCATTGAGTGGTACCCAACGATATACGTTGTTATACTTATCGAATTGGTATTTCCAGTTGTTGTCCATTACTGCATATGATGTTGAGTTGTAAAGATTTCTCTTTTCGATGATATCGTCAACTTCATTTCCAGAATTGTTTACAACATCCTCAAAGTCTGGAGAAATGAATACTACACAATCTTTTCTTGTTTCTGCAATAGTTTCAATAACATATTCAGATACATTGTTATTTGCTGCACCTGTTAGAATGAGTGATACATCAACTTCTTCAGCATTTCTAAATTTGTCATATCCAAGAAAGAGATCAGCATCTGATGGTAGACCATATTTACCATTTGCTAGTGATGTAGTGTAGTCTGTTGCAATTTGTGTAAATGTTGTGTTAGATGCTGCTGAACCCCAGTTCATATTAGCAGCAGGTTCATCTGGATGATTCATGATGTAGATGTAACGTGACCGATCATTGATGACGTTGACATAATAGTTTGATGAACCATCATCGTTTGTAGCATTTTGTGCTTTTGAAAGATATGGGAACTTTTCTAGAACCGTATTTGCTACGCCAGTAAATTTGCCATCTTCGTCAAGAACGATAAGATGCATTTCGTCATTAGCACCATTTACATTGGAAACAAATACTGATGTGCCAGGAGCACTGTTGAACTCATCTTGATATGCCCAACCAGCAAATGCTGTTGTATTAGCAGATGCCCATAGAGAAACTTTGAGTGAATTACCTAGTTCACCAGGATATCTGGCTGCGAACTGGCCGACTGTGTTAGCTGCTGAAAGATCAAGATAGTTATATTCGTAGTCATCTCTATTTCTAATCAGAGGAGCAACAGAACCTGAAGTCGCATTGTTTGACGTGGTATTTGATGCTGCCCGAACGACACGAAGATTCCGAGCATAAGAAAGGAAATTTGCACAAGTGAAGAATGATCTAAATGTATTAGCGTCTGGTTTACCGAAAGTGTTCACAAGCTCAACTTCATTACCAACTGACACAATGGTTTGTACAGGACCCCATTGAAATGCGCCAACGAAACCGCCTTCAGTTGTACCGACGGCAGGCACAATTGTCGTCAAATCAATTTCTGTGACGTTTACGCCTGGACTCAAGAAAAATGCCATTTTATCTACTCCTCTAAAGAGTTATTGTTGTTGTTATCATGGAACTATTTAGATTTTTGATGTTTTTTACTTAGAGTTTGAACTTGTTGCTTAGAATATCAAATTCAGTGTTATCAAATACGAATCTATTACCTTTACCGACAACCCATTTTTCTCTAGCATCTTGCTCTGGATCGTCAAATGGATCGTCTATTCCATTGTCCATGAGACCAAATGGTACAAGTTCTTGATCCATGATGTTCATTTGCTCTTGCTGTAGAGTAGCACGAATGTCTGAATTGATGTTTTCTTTAAAATATCTTTGAGACGTGAGCCATCCAAAGTGTACCAGAGTCATAGCTAGATCGTCATTGCTGCCTTCTTCAGCAGCAAATGAAGTCTTACTAGCTGAGAACGTCATAAGTTCTTGAATCGTGTCATAGTCATTCACGATTAGTTTATCAGATTCCATCAATGTTTTGAGATTTGCACAACCAATAGCTTTTGTCTGCTTGTTAGTTTTGAGACCGTAAGCAATCTTCTTTTTGAAGCCAGGAGTATGTTGCTGACCCTGCTTACCCTTCATTTCAATTTTGATTAGATTTTCGTAAGCTAGTTCATGATGGATAATATCTGAGACTTGCAAACCGATAGAGTTGATTTCTACGAGAATAAATGCTTCATTGTAATAGTGAGCAAACTTGACGATTTCTGTAGGTAGTAGCAGTGGTGCAATCTTATTATTTCGGTACTTTGCCACCTGTCTGTAAGGTAGTTCCGATACGTCAATGATTGAAAACGTGGAGTAATCGAGACCCTGACCTTCTGCTACGTCAACAGTCATTGTGTATGTTCGACCCTTCTCAGGCTCTTTGTAGATGTCAAGAAAGCCGTCTTTGCGAATGGGATTATGCCATACGAGTGAACGCAGCTTGACAGGATGAATCAGTGTATTAGCTGAACCGATGAACTCACATTCAAACTCTTGTCTAAACTGATCTGGTGACGTGTTACGAATCGTCGTTTCTTTCCACGCTTCATCTCTGCCAGGTACCATTGACCAGTGAATCTCGATGGGCACATACAAGCTCTTTTTCTCTTGTGCTTCGGTCCACATCTTATAGAACAGATTGAGACCGTTAGGAGTTGAGACGATGATGACCTTTGTTGTGTTACCAGATGAAATTGTAGGATATGTTGACATGAAGAATGATTCGGCGATGTTGTTGGGTACGAATGCAAACTCGTCAAGGAAAATGACGTTGAATGATCGACCACGAACAGAGCTACCAGATGTTGAGTCTGCTACTGCTTTTGAACCATTAGCCAGTTCAAGTGAACCCTTGTTCCACTCGACAACACCTTGCTTGAGAAAGAATGGAAGATATTCAAAAGCCAACTGAAGCCTGCTCATGATTTCACGAGCGGTTGATGACTTGTTGGCCAGAATGGCTACGTTGACGTTTTGATTGAACAGAATATAGTGCAGAAGGTATGCAACCGATGTTGTCGTTTTACC